GTGTCCGGAGCCGGGAAAGAATTCCGCCGCGACCGTCGGGACGGTGAAGGTGAAGTAGTTGAAGTTGCGTGGTTGGCCGGGGGGCTGGCCCGTGCCGACGGAGGTGACGAGCACGACCTGCGGGCCGTAGGGGGAGGAGGTGCCCGTGAAGTGGTAGTAGAGGTAGACCGGATTGCCGGAGTTGACGGCGTTGATGAGGTCTGTGTCCGCGCCGGAGGGGGCGGCGACAAGGTCGTTGTAGTAGGTGGTGATGACGTTCCCGGCGGCGGTGGAGCCGGGGCCGTTGGACCAGAGGAAGTAGGAGGAGGTGCGCGGGCCGAAGCCACCCTCTGCGGCAGGCTGCGTGATGGTGGAGATGGTGAAGACATCGGCGGAGGAGGAGATGGGGGTGAAGGTGGGGGCCGCGCCGGGGCCGACCTGCGTGATGCGATCGATCCAGTCGGCGGTGTACTGGAGCGGCATGTCGGAGCCTTTGAGGCCGTCAGAGAAAGCGAGATACTCCACATCCGGGCCGTTCACGCCGACGGCGTAGGAGTTGGGGGTAATTCCCTCCAGCACCAGCGTCTGCACTCCGGGGGCGTTGGTGACATCCTCCACGTAAAAGTTCCCATTCGCGTCGAGGGAGAGATTCTTTACGTCGCCATTCTGCGCGGTGAAGGTGGTGATGAATTGGAAGTTGGAAGTGCCGGGGTTCACGCCGAGGGTAATGGTGCAGAAGTCGAGCGAGACGGTGGCGAGGTCGAAGCCGGTGGAGGCGGCAGAGAATTGCACGCCGAAGGTGAGTTCGTTCACATCGCCGGGGCGGGGGAAGAGGGTCCAGAGGTCGTCGAGAGCGCCGAAGGTGAGGGGGGCGGGCGTGGTGACGGGGAGGGGGAGAGTTTTGATTTCGCCCGCCGGGGAGTTCGCGATCAGCAGTTGCGCGGTGAGGTCGCAGGGAACGTCGGAGAAGCCATTTACGGCGACTTCGACGCCCGTGATGGAAGTGGTGAGCGGGACGTTGAAGGCGAAGGTGACGCAGTTCAGCTGGTTGGAGACGTTGACCGGGGTTTGAGTGGTGTAGGAGCCGTCATTGAGAAGGATGTTGGCCGGGTTGAGCCATGTGGGCGAGTTCGCGGAGGTGGGGAGATTGGGGCCGATGGATGCGGTCGCAGCGGTGTAGACGTTGGCGAGGCCATCGCGGGAGCGTGCAGAGCCGACGTTGTAATCGGTGTCATAGGTGCGCGGACTCGCCCCTTCGGGAACCGTTTCGGGTTTCGCGAGAGTGACGAGTCCGCCTAGGCCGGAGAGGGTGACCGGAACGCCAGCAGAGGTGCCGTGCATTTAGAACGCTCCGTTGGTGAACTCCGCGCGGAATGCGACCGTGTCGTAGGGGACGGCGGAAGCGTCCGTAGCCTGGGTGATTCCGGCGAATTGCAGCAGGAGCGGCGTGGTCCCGGTGAGGTTGACTTTGAAGTTGTTCGCGGAGCCGTTGATGGTCTGGGCTTCAAACCATTTGATCGTCGCGAGAGGGCCGATTCCGCCGATCACACGCTGCTGCCCGAAGAGGTTGATGAAGTTGAGGCTGATCGGGAGGCCGCCGGTCTGGTAGGTGGGGGCGACCGTGGCGAGGGCGGTGACGGGGGTGGAGGCGACGTTGGCGTGCGTCAGGGGAGCGACGATGGTGGTGGAGGTGGCTGAGGTGACGGTGTACTGGCCGTTGAGGTAGGCGAGCGTGCCTGTAGCGCCGTAGACATTGATCACCTGGCCGCCGCCACCGGTGAGGACGTTGTTCGCGGTGAAGGTAACCACGTTCGAAGTGATGGAGAAGGCGGTGATGTTGATCCACACGCCGATGTCGGTGGTGGAAGCAGTGGCGACGATCGGGGCAAGGGTGCCCTTGACGATGATGGAACGCTGCGTGCGGTCGATGCCGGAAGGATAGTTCGCGACTAAGAGGGAGTACTGTCCATTGCCTGCCATTTGAGTGAGCCTCCTCAGCTCAGGTTACGGGTTGGGGCGCTCCTCGCGCCGTTTTTAGTGCCGGAAGCTATGGTGACTTGGGCAACTTCATCAACAAGTCTTTTCAGCGTCTCCGTATCTGTTCCGGCGATTCTTCGGGAGACACCAGCATTATGCACTAGAGCCATGACCACGCGATTGCGAAGTCTTCCACCGCTTCCGCGCCGAATTCCGAACGTTGATTCTCCACATTCTGCATGGCCCGCACAACTTCCAGTTTCAGCTTGCCCATCTGCCGCGCTTCGTCCGCCACGGCCATCTGATACTGCTCCGGCGCGAAGCGGATCGCGTACCGGATCAGCATTTTGGCTACGATAGCATTTCGCGAGTCGAGAATGGGGACGTAGGTGGTAGCGAAGTTCAGGTTGGCGGAATAGAGCAGTGGAGGGTAGGTGATTCGGGCGCGGAGGCGGAGGTCGGTTTCAGTGAGGCATCCCGGCATCCAGATTTGGCCCTGTCTCACCTCCCACAGGCACATTCTCTGGCCCTGCATCACGCCGGGGAGGCCGAGGGGCGCGGGGGACATGGGGAAGAAGGAATTGTTGGTCCCGGTCTGGCGTTCCCACATCATCAGCATTTTGGAGACGGAAATCGGGAGAACGCGCGTCGAATCCCAGGTGAATCCGTTGAAATAACCCATGTAACCGAGAGAAACCTGAACTGTGGGGTTCGCCTGGGTCAGCGGCGGGATTCCCGTGATGATGTAGTTGTCGATAATGAGTTCGGGATCGCCGACATTGCGGAGATCGGCGAATAACTCCTGAATCGCCGAATCCATGTAGATCACAAGGTCCGGGTTGGAGTTGGACATGATGAGTCCGGCTTCGTTGCCTGTGGGAGGCGCATCCCCGCCCTGCGTGTTGTTGAAAGTATCGTTGATCTGCGCGCGGAAGAGGTCTGCGATGGATTGCAGGTTGGGGCAGCGGACATTGCCGCCGATTACGGCTGCTGGCATTCAAACCTCCCTCAACGGGGCGTCTCCGGGGTCGCGTCGAGACATGGAACGCTAGGCGGAGACGTTGCCCGTTGAAGATTCGGATTTAGGGCGTCCGGCAGTGCCCTTCCCCGTCATCTCGGTGTAACGCTCCCGCGAAATCGCTCCGGCTTTCAGCGCCTTTTCCGCGTCGATCACGCACAGGATACCAGTTGAGGATTGGTGGAACGCGATTCCGGGGCGGATGTCGTCGCCGCAGTTGGGGCAGACGGATTTGATCTCGTTCAGGGTGTGCCATGAGGCGGAGATGGAGAGCGCGTCCATCGCCATGTGGACGTCGGGGTAGCGTTGGAGGAATTCATTGCCTTGCTTGGCGCCGAGAGCGAATAAACGCTGTGCTTCGCGTGCGAGATAGCGCCAGTGCCTGTCACGGGCGTCTTCGGCGCGCTTCAGCTCGGCTTCCGTGGGCTTTTCATTCTCAGAAGGGAAGATTCCCTCCGCGATGAGGTTCGTCCCGTTGGAATTGGCGAAGAAGGAGGGGTTGGATGCGCCGTGGTAGGGGTCGAGAGTGAAGTTGCCGGGATTCAGCATGTCGATGGCGGCAATCCAGCCGTCATTGTCGTCGATGCGCGACCCGCCGCGCTCCTGGTCGGGGCAGGCCTGGGGAATGGGGTCGCCGAAGGAGGTGCAGAGGACGTAGCGCTCGCCGTTTTCGCAGCCCCTGAGGCGGAGGCGGGGGAAAAGGGGGTGTTTGATGTCAAAGCCGCGCCGCGCCACGGAGAAAATGTGGATCATCCGCAGCGGGGGGCGCATTGCGCGTCCGGGGAGGACCGGCGTGAAGGCTTCGCGGTTCGCGCCTTTCATGGCGGAGCGCGATTTGTCGCTATTCATTCCTGTGTTGGTCATGGATGCGAGTTGTTCGGGCATGTCAGGCTCCTATTCTCATTCCAAGGCCCGTGCGGGCGGCGATTTTCATCGCCTGCATGAAGCCTTTTTCGATCAGTTCAGCGCGTTTCTGGATGTAGGGGGTGATACGGCGGACGCGGTTGCCATCGCGGATGTCCTTTGCCTTTTTCGCGACTTCGGCGTGCTTTGCGCGCTCGTCTTCGAGCAGTACTTCCAGCTTTTGTGCGTTTGAAAGCCGCCTCCAGCGGATCAGCATCGGGAGCATGAGGTCGAGGATCAGGCCGCAGGGTTCGAGGCGGGTGGTGGTGATGATCGGCTTCTGAACACGCTGGAATTGGAGCACGCCGTTGATCCAGACTGGCTCCGACACTTCCTTGTGCTCGATCTCGCGGTGGAGGAAGCGTTTCAGGAGGCGATATTTGCCGTAACGGGGGTATCCACCGATTTCGAGATAGCCGGTTTCGGGGTCGCGAGTCTGCCATTCCCACGATTCGGGATCACCCTGCAGCTCTCTCGGTTCCCACACTAAAAGGCACCAGCACGGGACGCCGGGGATCGCAGGAGCCAGCTTGTACCCCTCGAAGCCATTGGCCCATCGTCCCCCGATAACCATTCGTTCAGCAGAGGACCATACAAGGCGGAAGAGGGGGTCGCCGTAGGGGTTAGAGCCACCGATTCGGGATAGCTCAGATTGGAACCATTGGGGGCATTCACGCACGGGTCACCGTGAAAGTCATTTCATCTTCGACAGCAGTGCCGTTGGGGATGGTGGAAACGCCCTTCAGGTCGGCGATGCGCATCTGCCAATACTTTGGAAGGTCGGTGCGATTCTTATGCGCGGGATTGAGGTAGATCGGGTCGCAGAGGCAGAATTCGTCGAAGAATACCGTGTCGCCGATTGCGACTTCGTCTACGTCTCGCGCCACGGCGACCACAACGCCCCTGTCGGAGCGTTCCTTGATGTGGGCATTCTGAAGGTCCACGGTGACGCCTTCAGGCTGCTCGTAGAAGTCCTCGATGGGAATCTCGCGCACGATCACGCGATCCAAGAGGGGACGGCGGGGAAAGTTCATGTCTCATGTCTCCTTTTGAAACCGATGGGGTTGGTTGATAGTCCAACCCCATCCTGTGGAACGATTATGCGTCAACCGGTACCGGGAGGCCCTGGAGGTAGAAGCACTTCTTGTTGTCCTGGCAAATCCAGTTGTCACCCCGCTCGTAAGCGAACATCTGCGAGTCGAAGTAGGTCGTGGTGCCGGTGCCATCGTTGGTGGGCACGGCGGCGATGGGATTGCCGGGGGTCCATTCGTGAAGGCGTGTTGGGAAGAGCTGGCCCATGTAGAAGGTGGAGGGAACGATGAGGTCCATGCGGGAGGGTTCGGCGGTCGAGGACCACACGACCTCGCGCCCTGCCCATGTCTTCTGCATGTACTTCTTGGCGGTATCGACTACGCGGTCGCCGTTCTCGTCGAGGCGAGTGAAACCGGGGGTGTAGTAGTTCTCTGAAAGCGCCACGCCCTGCACGGGGTTGGCGTACCAGAAGGCTTCCTCATTCTCATCGTAGTCGTCACCCAAGGCCCGCATCCGGATCGACTCCACGCGCTGTGCTGTGGAGTTGACGATGCTCCCCGTCCCGCCGAAGTTGATGGTCGGGGTGGAGAGGCGTCCGGGATAGCTGGCTCTGGGAACGCCAGCGAGCGTGCCCATGTTCCCGTTGTTGATCCAGTAGTCCTTGCCGTAGATGCTGTTGCCAGCCGCGCCGGTCGAGCCGAGAACAACGATGATGTCGCCTTGGGTTACGCCGGAGGGGAGGGCTGTGGAGAAGTTGAGAGTCTGCGTCACCGGGTCCACGAAGGAGATGGTGGCGGAAGTCGAGCCTCGCTGCGCACCGCCGACCGAGGCGAAGAAGAGAACCTGCTGTTGGTCGGTGAAGGAGGCTGCGGTGTTGATTCCGGCGATGACGGAGGTGGTTGCGCCAGAGCCGCCCGTGGTGATGGTGGCGGTGAGGGGGATTTGGTCGATGGTGCCCGAGCCGTCGCGGTTCAGGAGGCCCTCGTAGCCGTTCTCGAACGCCAGGAGGGACTTATCCATCTCCTCGCGGGAGAACTTGACCAGCCCGCGCTCCTTGCCGTCCGTCGCCTGCTGCGAGAGGTTGGAGATTTCGCAGACGTTGACGGTGCGGATCGGGGAGGCGGAGTAGCTGGCGAAGTAGGACGCGGTGCCACGGGGCCATGAGGCGACCGTGGAGGAAGTGTCAGCGGCGAACTGTTGGATACCTGCACCACCCTGCACGCGGATCGGCACCCAGAACGGAGAGCGGGAGGTTGTGCCGCGAACGGTTTCATTGGAAATCTGGACCTTTTTGCCGCCCTTTTCCAAGCGCGTTTGCAGCTTGTCGAAGTGCTGCTGAAGGTCGGCGATTTCCTCGACGAATTGCTCAAGCTCGACGGCTTGAACGGCGAACTCTGTGCCAATGGCCATAACGGAATCCTAAGAAGGAAGTCAGGCGGATTGCTCCCCTGCTGTGTGTCTCTTGCTCAGGATTCGTAGTGGCGCTTATGCCCTGATTTATATCCCGGCTTCCCCGGTACGAATCTTTTCTGGTGCTGATAGTACCACTAGTTCCGAACTTGCACGACTTTACCGTCGGTCGTTCTGTACTTCCGTTGATGCATCCACTCCAACGGCGTGCTCTTGAAGTCGATGTTCTTCGGCTTTACTGTGACGATCTGGACTCCGGCGGCGGGGGGCGCAGTGCGAGCTCCGTTGGTCGGCGCGGATCGCGCTGGATTCGGCTTTCCACTGAGGAAGGGCTTGTAGCGCTCATTGACGAGGGATTCCATGACGTTCTTCCCGTACTTGTCGAACTCGACGCGCGCGAGGTTCAGGACAGACTTCGCATCCGGGTTCTTCATCCCCAGAAAGCGCTGAATCTGGGACTTGTAGACAGGGTTGGAGGCGGCTTTGGTGCTGACCCGCTTGGCGAACTCGTTGAGCAATGCCTGCTTCGTCGGTTGGTCGAGGCGGAGGCGCTTATCGAATGGACGGAACAACTCCTCAAACTTGGAGATGGCGTGCTTGTCCATTTCGGGCTGGATGTTGGAGCGCCAGTGCTGCGCCTGCTGCTCTTTGCGGAGGGTTTCGAGTTCGGAGTCGGCCTTCGGAGCGCCGTTCGCGGGCTGTACTCCCTGCTTCGGCAGCTCTCCCGCCTTCTGCTGCTGGGCATTGAACCAGTTGCCCATGCGCGAGGCGAGCGAGACCACACGCTGCAAGCGGTCCTCGGTCCACTGCGACTTCTGATTCTCCGTAAGCCACTTCGGGGGAGCCTCGTTCAGCACATCGACCAGACCGTTGAAGTCGGCGACGAGGGGCGATCCCTTCAGCGCCTCGACGAAATGCGGCAGCACGGCGCGCGCGTAGCCCTCCGGGTCCATTGTCCGCGCCATGTCGAGGATCGCCGGGGTCATCTTCACGATCCCCGATTTCATGGAATCGTCGAATTCGTCGAAGACTGTGGAGTCGGCGGAGGCGATGCGGGCGTCGATGTCGCTGACGCCCTTGATTTCGTCCTGGAGCGCGGAGAGGGCTTCGACGCCGGTGAGTTCGCCGTGCTGGACGGAGTTCAGGAGGGCATAAGTCTCCCGCACGCCGTCGATTCCGCGTGGTTCCATTTGTTGAAGCTGGTAAAGACGCGCGTGGTTGTCCTTGGAAAGTCGCGCATACTTCCCGTTATGCTCCGGGTCCGCGTCCTTCAGCCCCTTGAGCCATGCAGAGTATTCCTTCGAGGATTTGGAACTGTAGGGATCATCGGGAGTGGCTTGTTGACTCTCTTGATTCCCGGTTGATAATTCCGCACTTGACGGGGTAGTGGGAGATTCAATTTCCCCCACAGAACCCGCGTCAACAGGCTCGATTACTGCATCCATTCCATCCATGTCTCGTCTCCTTTACTTCTTTGCTTCCGGCTTGGGAACGCAGACCGGGTCGCCATTTCCGTCGATCTGGGGTTGGAACTTCTCGCCGCAGGTTTTGACCAACTCCTGCACGATCTGGCCTTCCGCCTGGTTGCGGGCATCGACCAGCTTCTGCGCGGCGTCCACGGCCAGGCGCGCGTCCGAAGTGGCAGCATGTGCCTTCGCAAACTTATATGAGAGTTCTAAAGGGATCGAAGGGGGCTTTGGTGCGGTTTGGGCGGATGCTGTCGCCAGCATCAGGGTGAGGATCGCAATCTTCATGTCTCTATGTCTCCTGAACTAAAAAACCTTCGCCTTGCGCGAAATGTACTCACAGCAATCTTCCGCAGCGACTTTCGGGTATTCTCCCTCTTTTGGCTGCTTTGATACTTTCATCATCGTCTTTTGGTGGCACTTCCCCGCGACGAAATAGGTGCAATTCCCACATTGAAACGGTCCCCGGTCGCCGCGCTTTTCAAAGCCCGTTCCATCTTCGCCCCGGACCTCGCTGGAGTTTATGGCGATCAATTGAGTGGCTTCCCGACTACCGAAACTTTCTGCTTCACCGGCACTCCCTGCGCGTCCACGCCTTCTTTTTCCTGCGTGATTTCGTGCGTTTGATCCTGTGGAGTCAGCTCTTGCGGCGAGACTTGCAATCCCACGGCTTGGAACGCCTTGGATTGCGCATCCGGGGGGAGCTTGGTGATGTCGCCGGAGAAGCTGACTTTGGTCTCAATGGGCGTGGGCGGCGTGAGCTTCATCGACATCTCGACGTGCTCTTTCCAATGGAGCGTGAGGTTCTGGTAGATCGCCTGCTGGTTCTCGTCGCCATACTTGAGTTTGCGTCCTGTCGGCGAGGTCAGCAATCCCAACGTGATCGCCGCGTGGATGGAGTGATTCTCGCTGTTGTCCTGCGCCACGGAGACGGTGGAGACCATCGGCGGGAGGGTCTGGGCGAGTTGTTGAAGCTGTTGCAACATCATCTGCCCCTCCGGCGTCTGCGCTTCGAGGTCTACCTCCGCCATCTTGATCTGCTGCTGAATCTGGCCTAACTTCGGGTTCGGCGTGGGGCCGGACTCCATCAGAATCTCGAACTCGCCCTGTTGCTGCTCCACGGCGTCAGCGCCGGGGATGGTGAGATCGCGCAAGGAGGGGAACTTGGCGAACACGGCGAGGTTCGCAGGGTCGGCGAGGATGGCTTGGTAGAGCGCTACATTCTGCGCCTGTTCGAAGAGGGAGGCCATTTGCTCCTCTTCTTCTGCGAGCGTTTGCGGAATCTCGTCCGAAGTGCGCTGGATCAGCACTGAGCCTTGCAACTTCTCCAACTCCACCTTCAATTTCTGCTGTCCGGGGAGGGAGGCGGAGATGTCGGTCAGGCGATTGTCGGCGGCGGATTCGAGCGCTTGCAGGCTGACGCACTCCACTGCCTCGCAGAGAGCATTCCACGGCATTGCGAATACCTGCAACGCCTGATCCCGCTTCAATCGCGTAGTTTTGAAAACCCCCTGATCCGCCTCGCCATCGTTCTCTCCGAATGCGGCTGCGGTCCCGCCGTCCATCGCTTCGGGTGCACCTTGAATCAGCCATTGGATGAACTCCATCATGGCGGTGTTGGGGGAGGGGACATTCTCGATCCCCGTGATGTCCTGAATCTTCAGTCCGGCGTCCGCGAGGCCCGTGACGGGGGTAACTTTCGCGGGATCGTTCGACTGGGAGTTGAGGAGCTGCGTATCAATGTACGGCTCCAGCGCATACCGACGCGCGATGGAGTTTCTGAAGTACCGGTCCAGCAGCGAGATGTTGGCATTCAACACCTTCTGCAACGGCATGTAATTGCACCCGATGGATTCGCGGTTCTGGCCATCCCCCGGATACGGGTGGACAATCTTCACATGCTTACTCAGGCGGCAGTTGCGGACTATCGCGAGCTGGCCGCCCGCATGCCATACTTCCATCCCGTCTGGGAAGGTTTCATAAAACACATCGCGGGCGTTCTTGTCTTTGATCGCGCGGTATTCGGAGGGGCGGTAGAAGGTGACGGTCTCTGTGGCGTCGTTCTTGTAGCTCTCGCCGGAGCTGCTTGACGCCTGCACCGCGAGCCTGACGTTGATCCGCGCGAGCCTGTCAATCTGATCCATCCCGCCCACGTTCCCTTGGGTCGCAATTTTCTCCTCCACCCACGGGTATTTCTCACGCAGTAAATTCACGCTCACTTCATGCTGGTAGCGTGCCCAGCCCATTTCCTCTTCCTCGTCGGCCATGAGGGGGACTTTCCATTCCAGCTTCCCGCCGACGAAGGTGACTTCGCGACGGGCGGGTTGGTCGGACTGCTCGTTGCCGGGTTGCATCTCCGTTTCGGGGCTGATCCCCTCCGAACTCGGCATCCCATACGCCGACTGCTGCCGATCCGGCGTCTCAGTCCCCCACCGCGTCTGATCCGCCACGGTGTAGGTGAGGAATCCCACTCTGTCATCGGTGTAGAAATACCCCGCCGCCTTCTTCATCACGCGCGGCATGTCGGCTTGGTAGTTGAAGACTTTTAGATACTTCTCCGCTTCCTCGGACGCGCTCTGGTCCATTGGATCGGCGTCGTCCACGGGCGCAGTGAGCATCGCAGGAACTTCCCTCGCCAGCAGCGAAACAATCTTCTTATGCCTCGCCCCATAGACGTTGCAGGAGAAGAGTTTCATCGCGTTCTGCGTCTGAAGAATGGATGCGCCGGAGGTACCGCTGCTCCCACCGAACATCCCCCATCCCTTCCAGCCCGCGTTCAGGAAGTGATAGTTGCGCCGGAAGAGGCGCTGTTCCCACGCTTGGAGGACTTCCCAGATGCGCGCCGCAGAGTCGCTTTTATTCACGCTCTGCGTCATCTCGTCGAGGGAGTTGGCGTATTCCCCTAACTCATCCGGCCCGTAGCAATCCTCGGTGGAACAGAACCATGGGGCATACTTCCCCGGAACGTACCCCTCGGGGAACTGAAGCGGCGTCAGTGTCGGCTGCTTTTGCGCCGTGGACTGCTCTAAATCGGATTGGGGACGGTCGTTATCGGGCATCTATCCGCCGTGGTGCATCGCCTTGAAACCCTTCGCAGACGCTTTTCTGCGCCGTAACAACGGAGAGTCGCCAGCGTGCGGAGCCAGCTTCGACGCTGGAATCTTCTCCCCCTCCGGCACTCCCAGCATCGCGTGCAGCGCTCCCTTTTTCACAGAGAACGACCCCTTCTTCCCAAGGTCCACATGTTCACTCTTCATGGGCAGAGACCTCCTTTTGCTCGCAGCATTCCACTCGTCCACGTTTACGCCCTGTGCTTCGAGCTTGGAACGGTTCGCGTTGAAGTACCGTTCCTGCGCGATGGACTTGTAGGGCATTTCAGACGGTGGACGGCTTCGGGGGTGTGGGCGGGGCGACGGGGGTTGCGACCGGTGCCGCCACGGGCTTCGGCGCTTCCAGCTTCTTCAAGCGCGCATCCAGATCGCGCACCGCATCCTGCAAATTCACTGCACCTTTTCCTGCGTAGTCGATTGCCATAATTACTCCTCTCCCCAAGGCTCTTCGCCTTCTTCTTCGTCGTGTGGTTCGTGCTCAGATTCCGCCTGTCCGATCAGCTTCTTATGGTGCTCCAGCGCTTCGTCTGCGGACGCGTGCTGGGAGTGGTGCTCGTGGCCGTCGGAATGGACCGCATGCACATGATGCACTCCCATCTCGTGATCGTGCTGGTGGTGGACTTCCACAGCAGGGCCGTGTTCGGCGGCCATCTGCTCCGGGGGTGCTTCCTCGCCGCCTTCCGGCGCTCCTCCGCCCATCGGCGCTGCCGCCATCGGCTTCGTCACGCTGCGTCCTCCCGAACCAAACGGGGGATTGAATTTCTGTGCCATCTTAGTTCTCCTCTTTCTTCGGGGGATTTTGCAGCATCTTCTGAAGCTCCATCGCCTGAACCTGGTCCCAATCGGACGGTATCACATTCTCTTTCCGGCCCACATGCTCTATTTGCATCTTCATCTCCAGCACCCGCAGAATGCGCAGTAACTCCTCATGGCGGTCGCGATTCTTAGCTTCAATCGACGCGAGCAGGGCGCGGGAGGGGATGTCGGCGAGACGGGCGGAGATGGTGGTCAGTCCGAGCCAGTTACGAACGCGCTCTTGAAAGCTCATCTATCCTCCCTATTCCCAGTACTGCAAAGTCTTCGGCTTCATCCTACGCTCGGTCTCAGCTAGGCGCATGAAGTGGGCCGCCATTGGGTCGCGCTCCTGCACTGCTGCAATCTGCTCTGCCAAAGCCTCTTCCCGTGTAATCCCCGTGGGAACAATCGCAAAAGACATCGCCAGCATATCACCCGTGTCAGGGGACGCTAACCCACGCTTCTTCATGTCCTCTTTCTTCTCCAGCTGAATCTGATTCTTCGCGGAGAAGAAGTATTCCGGCCCCGTCAGGTCCATCTCCAGTTCGGGGTCGTTGGGGATGCTCCCCGTGACCAGCCAATCCCGCATCTTCCCCCACACTTCCGCGCGCCGATTGAAGTACATGAAGGTGTCTCCCGGCGAGTTGCCCCCGTGGAACTCTTCTAAGCGGAACCATGGGCGCTTCAAGCGCCACTCGCGCATTGACCCGCTATCAAGCTGTAAGCGGATGAAGTCCACCACTCCACCGCCATTCCCATCGCCATCGACCACGACCGCCCGCACGTCATGCAGCATCATCTGCTCCATCACGCGCATGGCGACCTGCGTGTTATCCAGTCCGCGCAGTTTCGCCAGTATCTTGGCGCGCAGCCCTTGCCTCATCCCGATCACTGTCTGGTCATCTCCAAATCGCGCGACATCGACCGAGAGCACTTTATAAGCTCTTCCCTGATCCCCAACGTCTCGGCCACGAGCGTCTGACACAAGTTCTCCGCTAATGAACTGAGTTGCTCCAGCGCGAGGGAACTCGCCCCGGACGCGAACTCGCACGTAATCGCTATCTTCGCCATAGTCGTCCACCCATTGTTGGAATAGCTGTTTGTTGGTGCCGGGGACGGTGCGCGAGTCGATCTGCCGCCCAATCCACCGATGCTTGAAGCGCCCGAAGCACTCGCGGAAGCGGCCTGTGTTCTGTGTGGGGTTGCCGAACGCTATCCAGATGATTTCGGTGTCTTCATCGGTGAGCGCACCCGACGTCACTTCCCATATCTTGTCCGCGATGCCGCTGGCTTCGTCGTAGATGATGATGATGCGCTTGCCGCGGTTGTGCGCACCGGCGAATGGTTCGGTGTTGTGTTCACTCCATGTGATCGCATCGCACCGCCACGAACGCTCATGCTGCTTATCCCGGACGCAGATGGACTCGGCTTTGCAATCCCACCAGTGTTTGTTGATCCCCAGCTTGAACCATTTCGTTATCTCAGGCCATGTCTTGGTGTCGAGTTGCTTGCCGGTACCAGCAGTGACGATGATCTTGCAGTCTTCACAGGTGGACATTCCCCAGTGCGTGATCCAGCTGATGAGTGCCGACTTGCCGATACCGTGGCCAGAGGCGACGGCCAGTTGTAAGGGAATGTAACGGGAGCTGCTGTTGAGATGAACGCGTATATCGTTCAGAATATCGCGTTGCCATTCCCAGGGGCCGGTTTCGTCAGCCAAGTCCCCCGGCTCACCCCACGGATACGCGATCTTCACAAACTCGGACGGGTCGCGGGAGCAGTCTGCGATGGCAGTTGCTAGATACTCTTCATTTGTCATCTGCGGGCGGCGCCGCACGCTTACGACGCGCAGCAATAATCCCAGCTATATCACCAGTTACAGCGACTTCACTCTTCTCGCGCCATTCCGCACTCTGACGGTTCTTCAGCCAGAAGATTTGCGCGGTCGTATCAGCACCAGTCGTCGCCTTGTCGAACAAAGCTTGCACAACTCGTTGATCCGCTTGCTCTTTCGCGCTTTTTAGGGCTTCGTCAAATTCTGGATGCTTTTTTCGCCAAACGTAAAGTGTTGAAACATGAACCTTTAGCAAATCAGCAATTTGCGCGTCAGTTGCGCCTTTCGCGATGAGCGTGTCGAGACATTCGGCATATTCTTCTCGATACTCAGTCGGACGGCCAGCGGGCATGAGCAGAATCTTACATCATCATCACGGCTGAGGAATTAGTGAATCGGAACGTGGCCGAGGATTTCAGCAAGAACCCACATCGCGAGACCGGCGGCGATCAGGTTGACGCGCGAGGGCACATTGAATGCAGCGATTGCGAATAAGACGAACGCGAAGACGAGCAGGATGAGAGTTATCAAAGTAGTTACCTCCATTGAATTTGGGGACCGAAAGGATTAGATGCGCTTTTGCACAGGGGAGTGTGGAAATGTGGATTCCGGGGATATAAATAGTCGTTGACATTGGGAGCTGTGACGCGTAATGTCATTCCTGTAAGCGGAGATAAACGCAGTACAGATGTGAAGGAGATACGAGAGATGACAGCAATTGCACGTAATCGGTTCATGGCAGCTTCGCCAGAGGCAGCGGCGGAGCGGCTTGAGATTCAATCCTCACTATGCCTTGACGCCATCGCCACGGTGCGAGACTTCCCTTGGATACGTACTGGCGCGGCTTGCCTTGCCGAAGCCGCTGCGCACTGGGCTTTCACACTGCACCCCGAACTGCGCGTTGACGACCTTTACTAACACCCGCTGCATAACCCTGAATGAGTGAGAGGAGTAAGAGAGATGGAATTCACACTGGAAATCGAGCTGGGCAATGAGGCAATGCAGACGCGGGGAGATGTAGCAGCCGCGTTAAAGCGAGTAGCGACCGCCCTAACGCACTATGGCGCAGCGCCGATCAAACCTACAGATGCGGGGCCAATAGCTGTCCGCGACCTCAACGGCAACACCATAGGCAAATGGGAAGTCACAGCCTGAAGTGCATCCACACACCTACGGGCCTCTAAACCCTCAACCCCAAAGGCTAACCACCTTTAGAAACTGGAGAAAAGACAATGCGCTATCGGATGCCGAGATCGTTCTATATCCCCAAAGGTGCCTGCAAAGTCGCCGATAAGTCCGGGCTTGGGGAAGTCTACCTGTACATCACGACACACGGTAAACTCGGAGCCGTTGGGTTTGGCGGCAAAGCTCAGAAGCCCAGCTTCCACTACACATTCCGCACCGAGGAACGCAGGCGAGAATACGTTGCCAACTGGTTCGCAGGTCTTGCGGGTCGTCGTGAACGAGTTGCAGGCCGTCGCAAGGAAGCCAGCGAGCCGCACAGCATCAAGCCGGGTGCCATCATCACAAACTCTTGGGGATACGATCAGACCAACGTGGATTGGTACGTGGTGACGGCTACCTCGCGCAACTTCGTCACCCTTCGCCCCATCGCTGCACAGACGACGCCTGAAGGCGGATGCGGCCCAATGTCCGGGCACTGTGAGCCGCGTATCGACGTCAGCGACCCGGACCCAATGAAGTGGGGCATCGCGTTCACGGGTCCAGAGTTTCGAGCCAAAGCCGATAAGTACAACAACGTCTGCATGAAGTACGGCTCCGGGAGCATTTGGGACGGCAAGCCGAAGTACGAAAGCTGGTATGCGTAATCTGTTTAGCATCTGTCCGCTACTCCAGTGGCGGCAGGGGTCCGGTCGGTCACCGGGGCCGGCACTAAACCCGGCAATTTCAACTTTGAGAGGATTTTTATGACTGATATGCAATTGAGGAATCGCTTAGGACTGCCAACACGCGCGCAGCGGGTACGCATATGGGCGCGGGATCGGGAGACGGTGTTCGTAATGGGCGCGGTGGTGGCTGTGGCCCTGGTGCTGGCGGGGGCGCTGGGGGAGGGGTTGCAGAGGGTTCAGAACGTCATCGCGCGCTAATCTCTCAGCATCTCAGCAGATTTTGCCCTCATCCCCCGATGAGGGTATTTCTGTCTAGGAAGCTTTACACTTATAGGCCCTAGTACTTATATTATTTATTCCTGAGAGAGAGAGAGAAAAGAAGAGAACCATAGGAATTGCAGCAACTTGCGTCTCTCAGCACGTCTCTCGGCAGTCGTTCAGGTGCTGAGAGATTTCATCATTGCTGAGAGCATTTAATCTCAGCATCTCAGCATTATGAGAGGTGATTTGAGGTGCTGAGAGGAGATACAAGCGCTGTCTTCCCTCCCCTGTGATGTGGATTTGGTTGCCGCCCCGAAGCTCAGTCAAACGTGGTTTCAGCTTCTTGCGGAACTGGTAGACGGTGGCCTGCGGGCGGGGGTGACGTTTGATGTACCTCCCCCATAAATCGTCCATCGTGAGCACGACGGGAGTTTTGGGGAGTGTGGTCTGGAAGTCATCCCACCACAGCTCCCACTCCTCGCGATTCGCCTGGATCATCGCCTTACGCGCGCCTGTGGCGGGAGCGGGGCCGAAAGGGTTGAAGGGTTTGCTTGTGGACGCGAGGGGCGCGCTGAGGTCGATATGCAGCAGCTCCCAGAGGATCGCGCTATAGCCGCCATTCTGGAGCCACGGTTTCAAGGTGTGTTCCACGTAATCGGCTTCCAGCTTCACATCCGCGAGTTTATGGACGAAGAATCGACGGTCGGTGTCGTCGAGGAAGAAGGCGTTTTCGCGATTAGAGGTGAAGAAATAGTTGATGCAATCGGGGAGAGTGTAGTGGGGGGTGTTTTTGGTGTTAATGGTGACGAATCTGCGGGTGATGACAGATTTCAGGAAATCGGCCTGCTTCTGTGCGTTCGAGCCTTTGATCTCCTCGCCCATCACGAATTGCTTGCGCGCTGCCCAGAAGTTGAAATTGCCGTGCAGCTCGGCTTCGTTGATTTCGGCAAAGTTGTGGGAGCCGAAGAGTTCGGACATCAGGTAGCCGAATAGCGACTTTCCAGTGCCCGTTTCCTGCGACCAGAACACCACCGCGCTGTGCAGCTTCACGCCTGGGTGCTGGAACTGGTACGCCAGCCACGCGAGGAACCAGTCCTTGTGCGTTGCATCGCTTTGGAAGATGTGGTCAATGTAAGCCGTCCATAGCGTGCAATCGCCCTTTGCAGGCTTGACCGGCGAGGGAATCCATGTGTTGAGGGCGTCTGACTTCGGCTCGAATTGCGCGCGCCCTGGGGCGTAGGTCAATCGTTTGACCTCCCTTCGCCCTGGCCATCCCATCCATGAGCCTGCGACCGCGACGCCGCCCGCCTTGCGATTGGCGCAGATGGTTTGACAGAATTCGCCACGGGAGTAAATGTGGATTTCGGGATCGTCAGCAGTGGGGATGACAGCGATTCCCGGCAATCGCGACACGACGCAAAACTCGCGGTTCAGGCGTTCGAGCGCCACATTCAGGGTGACTGGCATCTCCGCGACCGGCGCGGGAGTCTTAGATTTTGGTTGTTTGGTTGGAGTTGTGGTACTTTGCACGTAGGCGACCTTTCTGGTTGGGAGACCGGATAACGAATTGAACCCCCGCAGGCAAGCGGGGGTTTTCCTTTTACAGCGGACTTGGGCGGCTGCTCATCGCGCCATTATAGGCCCGCTTCGCGCCGGAGTCGTGCCCTTTTCTTGCGTTGATAATCCGTGTTGTACTCGCGGATTTTGGCTCGATACGCTGCTTTCCGCTTGCGCTCTGCCGCCTGGTGTCGGCGCAGGGCGAGGAGTCTGCGCTGGCATCTGGCGCACATCTCTGAGGGCGCGGACGTTCTGCAGTGCCATGTTCTTTTTCTTCCCATCACACTACTGTAGGTGATATAACGCGGGGGAGTCAAGGACTATCAATTTCAACAGTCGGTGCAAAAATAGTCCTTGACACATTCCCCCCTCGCTCCTATTGTGATCGCAGTGGAGGATTTTGAGAGATGACAATTGGATATGGAGTTTTCTACAAATCGGGAGATGTGCTGAAGTCAGCGGCACTTCCGTGTGCTGCAACCAAAGAGGGCGGCGATGCGCTGCTCATGGTGTTCAAGCTGCAATACAAGTCATTGGGAGTAGATGCGTTTGTGGCGGAGATTCGCATGATTGAGCCGTCGCTGGTGAAAAGGCAGTTGGAGGAGTCGCTGCGGATCACGGAGGTGCCCGATGAGAAGCGCCAAGGCTAAATGCAATCTCTGCGCATGGCACGCCATGGGCGCGAGCGAGCTGGATGTGGTTGACATGGCTCGCGAGCATCAGGCGGCGGTCGGTCACACTGTACGCATCTGGGTGCCGGAGGGTTGGTTCGGGTGGGGATCATACGATATGTACCCCATTCCCGAAGTCAGCGCAAGAGAGCGCGGGATCAGGGAGCGGTTTGCTGAAGGTTGGAATAACCCATTTCGATATAACGGAGATTGAGAGGAGATCGAAAGATGACAGCGCATATCAAGGCAATCGAAGCGGCAATCAAGGCGAAAGCGCCAATAGTGGCGATTCCGGTGGAGGGTCATGCGCCTTTTTGCATGCGGCGGAAGATTCTCGCGGGATGGGCGAAGGGTGTGCTCATCACGCGGACGGAGTTCTTCGGCGAAGGGCGTTGGTTGAAGGTAGAAGGGCGGACGAAGAATGGCTATGTCCGCTGTTACGCAAAGTTCGCTCCCATGGATCGGCGTGCGGCGACGAAGGAACTGGCGAGGTGGTCTGATAAAGAGCGCGAAAAGATTCAAAAGCAGCGTGCGCTTGGCGTGCTGTCGAAAGAGGCACAACGGGCAATGAAGCTCGCGAAACTTGAGATCGTCGAGACCTATGAGCCAGAGATTGCATAGGCTCACACTGAGACTCTGTACCAAGTGCGGACGAAAGTTGAATAAACGCTATCCCTTCGTCCGCTGCCTTTTCTGCCGGAAAAAGAGACGAGTAGAGTATGCAAAAGCACGCGCTCTGTGTGGGATGCCCGTTAGAGCATATAGGACACGGTTTTACTGAAATCGAGGTCGGCAAACGCTATGAATCAACCCGTTTACTACTCATCGGTGAGGCGTCGGGCGAGAGCGAGGCTAGAGAGTCGCTACCGTTCCGGCCTCATGCACAATCAGGCTCACTTCTGGCTGATGCTATGCGAGAGGTTCATGTGGAGAGGGCGGAGGTTGCGATCACCAACGTGCTCCGTTGCAGGCCGCCGAAGGATTGGCTTGAGGGCGCGCCGTGGCAATACGGCGCAACACAACACTGCATCACGAACCATCTGACGAGGGTTATAAGTGAACTCCAACCACACGCCATTCTCGCCCTTGGAAGTACAGCGTATAGAGCCCTCACCAATCCCCCCAAAGGCCGCTACGGAACGCTGGAATACACGCATGGATACGTGGTGCGCGGTGCTGGCTGCGCTGAGGGCATCCCCGTCATTGGTACTCCGCATCCGGCTTTTCTGCGGCGGGGAAACGCTCACCTTATTCCTTGGCTACAACGAGACCTACGGCGAGCTTTCAACGTTGCTGCGGGAAAACTGGTGCGCGGTAAGTCCTGGGGATATGGCGTTGATGATTTTGAGTGTGGAGGATATAGAGTAGCGCCGACGATTGATGAGGCTTGGAGCTATGCCGAGAACCTTGATCCCAGCCTCCCGCTCGCATTCGACATTGAAACGCCGTATAGCACAAGGAGCGATGAGGATGAGCGGACCAGTTTTACAGACCGTGACATTCGTTTGTTCCAATGCACACAGCGAAGGGGCGAGGGAATCGCTCTACCGTTTCGCGACGAATTTGTTGAAGTCGTCCGGGTCATTTGCCAGTTTCAAAACGTGGGAAAAGTTGGATTCAACAACTGGAGTTTTGACGATCCGGTTCTCCGAGCTAACGGCGTCGAGATAGACGAGACGGATGACGCGATGGTGATGTTCGGGACGTACTGGAGCGATTTGCCGAAGAACCTCCAGGCCGCCGCGCAGATGTGCGGGTTTCCGTTTCCGTGGAAGTCACTGGGGGAGAGTGATCTCGCGCTCTATGGGTGCATCGACGTGGATGCGACTTTGACTGTGTATGAGTGGATGCGGAAGGTGTTGAGCGGGGAGACCGTAGGATGACTTACAGGACGATATTAGCTGACCCGCCGTGGCAGCAGCCGCTCATGGGAAAGCGCAAACGCGCCAAAGGCGGAATGAATGTGGCGCTCTCTTATCCAACGATGTCGTTAGAGGAGATATGCGCTCTGCCCATCGGCACGCAAGCGGCTCCAGGTTGTCATCTCTGGCTATGGACAACTAATGCGTTTTTACGTGCAGGATTTGATGTGATGTCTGCGTGGGGATTCAAGTATCTCGCGCCTATTCACTGGATAAAGCCCACAGGCACGGGAAATTATGTAATCCATCGGACACAGACATTGCTGCTTGGCTATAAAGCTCCGTGCTCTTTCCCAATGCGCCGATATTTCCCAAACATACTCAATACACGCGACCCTGTGCGCCATTCCCAAAAGCCGAATGCGGCGTATGAATTGATTGAGCAGGTCTCCCTATCGCCCAGGCTAGAGCTATTCGCCCGATCTCCTCGCGAGGGATGGCATGTGTGGGGGAATGAAGTGAAATCGGATGTGGTGTTGTGAATCTCTGGGATAGTTATTGCACCTACTTTCGAGGCATTCATCCTATCCTGCGCGACATGGCACGGCGGGGGATTCCCATCGACGACACCCGCCGATTGGCGTTGAAGGAATTGATTGAGCGCGAAGGGCTGAGAGTGGATGCTGAAATCCGCGCCCTGGTCCCCGCTGAAGTGCTGAGCACGAAGCAGAAGAATGGGCTGAAGCGGACGCCGAAATCGACCGAGGGAATGGTGCAGATTGAGGTGACGATTGAGAAGGAGGAGAAATGTCCATGCCTGAAGAAAGAACGCCCTTCCTGCTGCGTGTGTCATGGGACGGGGATCGTGCCCGCTGGATCGGTCTTGACACGCTGGGCCGTTCCTACCGAGTTCAACCCGAATTCGAGCTTGCAGGTGAGGAGATTTATCAAGCATCTGAAACACCCGATTCCGAAACACTCCAAGCGCATCGACGCGGCGACGAACGAGGCGTCCGACACCACGGAGATGAAGGAGTTGGAGAGGCTGTACGCGAAAACGAAGCATCCGATCTACCCACTGCTGATCCAACGGAGGCAGTTGACAAAGGTAGAAGGGACTTACGTGGACGGGTGGAGTCCCTCGCGCGATAGCTGCGTGCATACCACATATACCTTTCAGACCGCGACGTGGCAGACGTCCTCGCGCTCGCCCAATGTACAGAATGGATTGAAGCATGGGAAGAGTACCTTTCAAAAAGCCTTAGCTTCCGGCTTCAACGGGATGCAAAAGGCGTTCTATGGCCGATGCCTTATTAATTTTGACTTCAAATCCTTCCACGCCCTGACGACGGCCCACGACTTTAATATCCCCGATTACGCGCGACTGGCGAGGATTGACATCCACAGCTTTGTCACCTGCTACTTCCTCAAGCACCCATTGCGGGAGAAGTTGTGGGCTATGTCTGACGCCGAAATGGCGCAACTGTTCAAGGAGTTGAAGAGAGATGAGAATTTTAAGTTTGTCCGTGACTTCAAGGCCAAACGCGCCATACTTGGCATTCAGTTTGGAATGGGGTATCGCAAGCTCTTTCAGCTCAACCGGGATGATTTCGAGAGTGAGACGGAAGCACGTCTGGTTTGGGAGATGGTGTATCAGCTATTCCCTCGATTGCGAAAAGCCCAGGATGAAGTCCGATCTAGAGCCGCAGAGGACAAGCAGCTAATCAACAAATTCGGCGCGATCCGCCACTTCTTCGACGTCCAGCACTGGGATAGGAAGTTGCAGAAGATGGTGGCGGGGGAGCAGGCGGAACAAGCTGTCGCCTTCCTCCCTGCATCACACGCGTTCGGGCACTTCCGCGACGTTCTGCTGCGTATCCGAGCGCAGAAATGGGACGAGCGTTATGGTTTATGCAATCAGATTCACGATTCGATGGTTTTTCACTGCGATCTCGCGCTGAGGGATGAGTGCATTCAGAACATAAAGCACGAAATGGAACGCCCCTCCACTGTGCTGATCTATCCCGAGATGGCTCCGGGGGGATTCCAGGTGGATGCGGAGGCGGCGTTTGGGGATTCTTTGGCGGAGTGTAAATGATGTTGGCCGACGGACTATATCGAGTAACAACCTCGTATTTATGTGCTGGCTTCGTGATCAAGAATGGAGTAGTAACAGCCTGTGCTCCTATCCTTCGTAAGAAGCTGTCCTATTGGATGACTATTGCGAAGATCGTTGAGTGTAAGTAAAATAGTCCTTGACATCCACAGCTTTGATAGCTACTATCCACACAGCAATTGAGAGAAAGAATCGAGAGGGGATTGAGCGATTATGTTCGAGACTGATAGAAGCCGAATCATTGCCTACCAGCAGTGCCCCCGGAGCAGATACTTAGGCTTCCACATCCACGGCAAGGGATTGCAGCGGAAGAGTAAGAGCTTACCTTTGCAGTTTGGGTCAGCGTTCCATGAGGGCGTTGAAGTGCTCTTCGCCAATCGCGATATGACCCACTCACCGAATTGGCTGGTGGATCAGGCAGTGGAGAGAGCGCACGATTTTCTCCAGACCCAATTCCTCTCCGCTGCTGTGAAGTTCGATGGCGAGGAGACTCCAGACCTTCAATACAGCCGTGAGGAACAGTTCGCACTTGCTGAAGCCCTGCTGCGCGGCTGGTGGGCCTTCGAAGGTGAGAGCTTCCTCCGCGACTTTGAGATTGTGGAAGTAGAGCGCGAAGGCCGCGCCGATCTCGCGCCAGAGCTTACATTGATGTTCCGCCCCGATGCCCTGGTCCGGGAGCGCGCGTCCGGTGATCTCTACGTCATTAGTTGGAAAACCCGCGCCAAGCACGACAAGCGCTCAATGGAGCAGGACCGGCATGACATGCAGAGCATGAGCGAGGTTTGGGGATTGCAGCAGTCGCAGGAGCGGAGGATTGAAGGGGTGCTGTACAAGTACGCTCTCAAAGGAATCCGCCGCAAGGATAACTGGGACGGTCTCTGGAAGCAGAACTGCCACCTCATCTACGGCTGGCACAAACTCGGCGATACGCCGGAAGAGGATGACTGGAGCTGGCGTTATGCATATCCCAAGGAGGACGGGAGCGGTGAATCCCGCCTTGGAAAGGGCTGGAAGTTGGTGCCGATATGGCGCGACTATCCGGGCGGGGTCAAAGCGTGGATCGATGCCCTCTACCATCGGTCCATCTTTCCCCGGTTTTTGGACGCACTGGCGGAGGTGTTCCCGAGCGCACTGCCGGTGGAGCGCAGGGTGGATGAGGTGGAGAGATGGCGCAGGCAGGTGATACATCAGGAGAAGTTCGTGGCTGAGGCTCTGGAGATTCTGCGCCCTTATCAATTAGTTGGGCTACCCCCTCAGGAGCTACTAGATGAGCTATTTCCCCAATACACACATAGCTGTCACAGCTTCAGTGGCTGCCCCTTCATCCCCATCTGCCACGAAGGCGCTGCGGCGGAGGTTGGGGAGTTGTATCAGATTCGCAGCGCCAACCACCCCGAGCAGGAGGATTCCAATGATTGATTACATGGACGCACAGGAAGCTGCCGGTGCCTATCGCGACGCAGAGTACGAGCGCTGGTTGGATCAGATGGCGGAAGAGTTCGCAATTCTGGACGATATTGAAACGGCTGCACGCGCGGAAAAGGACGAGATAAGTGACTTCTAAGATTTCAATAATGACCTACGGCGCATCCGACAGCGGCAAGAGCACGCAGGCCCGTTACATTGCGGAATTCGTTCACAAGGTATACGGAAAGAAAACGCGACTAATCGCGCTCGACCGGGGATCGCTCTGGTCGCCGTCTCAAGACCTCGTAGACGCTGGGATCATCCAGGCGCTCGAATTCCCCACCTCGCACGAATACAACCCGTTCGCGATTATGCGGAAGCTGAGGCGCGGGGAGTGGCCGGTGGATGGCGTGATAAACGCGCCGACAGCAGTGGCTCAGGGTGGGGTGACGCGCTATCAGACGAATACGAAATGGAGACCGTGGAGCGTGGAGGATGAGAAGGAGATTGGGGCGATTGTGATTGACAGCCTTTCGAGCTATGCAACCGCCTTCATGTCCGACGTGAAGCAGAAAAACCAGCGCAGTGGTGACCCCGCCGCAGCTCCCCGGATCGAGGATGGCGAGCAGATGGGGACCAATACGATGAACCATTACGCCGACTGTCACACCGAAATCCTCGACCTCCTGCAATCCTTCCAATCCCTCCCCGTGCACATCACGATGTTCACCGCGCTGGAGGGGAAGGGGGAGGATGACGACTCCGGCATAAAACGCCCAACGCTGGGGCCGGAGACCATTGGGAAGGCGATCAACGGGAAGCTGCCGAGCAGAGTGAATCACTGCTTCCACCTCCAGGCCGAAGGAGTCGGCGCGCAGAAGAAGGTGAAGGCGTGGTACAACAAACACCCCTCTGAAGTGGCGAGCTTGCAATGGCCCGCGAAGGTGACGATGCCCCCGGCGCAGCTTCAGGAGATGTGGAAGAGATGGCCGAATGGGTTCATTCCGCTGACGCTGGATAAAGGGATTGGGGAGTTTCTGGAATTCCTCAATGGAAAGGAGAAATAATGCCTCGTGTTGCCGTGACTCAGAAAGATGAAGAAGTTCCGACGGCAGTTCTCGCTACCGCAATCGTCCGTATTGCGGATGGTTTTGAAAAGCTCATGGCGAGTGACCTCAACGAGTATGGCTTGATTGTGCTCCTCACAGCTTCTACAGGAGTCAACAAAACCACAATCAAACAGGTACTTCGCGGGATCAAGGAATTGAAGCGTGATTACATAAAACAGCTACCAAAGGGAAAGGAGAAATAATGGCAGAGAATGGAGCGAAAAAGAAGCTGGAGCTGGATAAGGTAACGGTCGTGTTCAAAGGTGACGACCGCGCAATCTACGCCAAGCTTGCAGAAGACGCCAAGCTGAATCGACGTGACATCGATCAAGAGATTCTGGCGACGCTGGCATCCGTAGGGCGCTAAGGACTTCGGCAATCGTTTAACCAACCACCACACAGAATGAGAGGACACTGAAAATGGCAGCAGAACTTACATACGATGACTCATACCTTGAGAGTCTGGAATCGCAGGATGTCGAGATCGAGGGGGAATTCGACCCCGATGCCGACTATAACCGCCCCGCACCTCCTGTCCCCGATGGCGTCTACCAGATGACCTTCGAGAATGGCGGGGTGCTTCATGAAGGCGAGAGAGTGCCATACCGCGCCGCGCAGTGGAAGAATGAGATGAGGCCGCATTTCGAGTTGGCAATCAAGGGCACCATCATCGCCCCTGATAACCCGAAGATCGACGGGAAGTTCGTGTTCACCGGATTCCCGCTGACTACAAAGCCGGATGTGGATCGCAACAACCAGTCGGCTGTGGGGGACGCCTTCCGCTCTCTCACCGGAAAGCCCATCGCCGGTCTGAAGCAGTTGGACCACGTAAAGCAACTCGACGAGGCTCTGAAGTCGAAGCCCATCGGATTCGCAAAGGTGCAGAACGTCCTGCGCGACCAGGATGCGGAGAAGGCTGCGGCACAGGCTGGGGAGAAACGCCCCCGCACCGTCTACGGCCAGAAGAAGATCATGGCGTTGAAGGGCGGGACGGACTCGAAGGGCGAATTCACCGGCGCGGGAGATCATCCCGAGACGGGCACGCGTTGTGCGGCGAGGGCGGAGATTTCCTCCTTCATGCCTCACGATTACAAGCCGAAGGAGTAGATCGGGTTGGGCCATTCCTATACGGGATGGGAGTGGCCCATTTTTCCCTCAGCGTGTGAGAGGAGACCTTGTGGACTGGAATGATGAGGTGAGAAATGGCTGATAGATGCTGCGCGTACTTA